TAATGATGAGTTTCCTGGCTTCTCGCAAGAAATATGGAATAATGAAGATGGTGATAGATGGGAAGGGTTCGATGTTGATATTTGTCGTGCAGTTGCCGCAGCAATGTTCGGTGATGCAGATGCAATCGAATTCACTATAGTTAATGGAAAGACACGATTTGAATTCTTAATAGATGGTTCGATAGATATTCTTTCTGCAGCAACCACGTTTACTTACACAAGGAATGTTGTAAAGAAACTGGAATTCCTGCCCACAACCTACTACGATGGTCAAGGATTCATTGTAAGAAAAACTCTTGGAGTATCATCTGCAAAACAGATGGAAGGTGCAAGGATATGTTTTAGTGGTAGTGGTACAGCTGCAAAGAACATTGCAGATTTCATGGAATTGCATGGAATAAATTATATTCCTGTCGCAGTAAAACCCACCGAAAAAACAAAGAACGTATATAAAAGGGGTGATTGTGATATGTATGGTACTGATAGGTCTGGGCTTGCATCGAACAGATTAAGTTTTAATGACCCTGCCCGTCACATGATACTTCCAGAGATTATCTCAAAAGAACCATTGGGGCCAGTTGTTAAGTATGGCGATCAGAAATGGTCAGATATTGTTCGATGGACAGTATATGTTTTGTTCATTGCAGAAGAAATGGGTATCAACTCAAAGAATATTGACACCTTCAAGAACAACATAGACCCAAACATTCAAAGATTTATGGGTGAGAAAAATGGAAAAGACCATCCACATCTTGGTGCTAAACTAGGATTGCCCGCAACTTGGTCTTACGATATAATTAAACAAGTTGGAAATTATAAAGAAATATATGAACGTAATGTGGGGCCGGATACCCCAATAGGATTACAACGAGGATTGAATCAACTCTATAGTCATGGAGGACTTTTATACGCACCACCATTGAAGTAGGAGGTGTAGTGTGGATAAACTTAACCACTTTTCAAAAGTACCAGAAGATAGAACAGCTGTAGATAATATTCTGCGAGTCAATCACGGCAATCAAATGAGATTGAACTTGATGGCGGATGCAAAAGCAAATATCATGATTACAGTTGCATCTGTTGTGTTTTCTGTTGCGATTGCAAATCTTGATAATGAATTGGTGAAATGGCCACTTCTAACATTTGCATTTGGTTGTTTTTTTGCACTACTCTTTGCAATATTTGCAATCATACCAAAAACAGATTATCCAAAAGATGTAACAGGAGATATAGATAGAAAATCTCCAATTTTTAATCCGTTATTTTTTGGACATTTTGCACATCTTCCAATAGATGAATATAAGGAAGATTATGCAGAAACTTTGATGACTGATGATTCTGTATATAATGCCATGGCCGGTGACATATATGGACAAGGTAAAGTTCTTGCACTTAGAAAATATAAATTCCTCAAGTGGTCATACATGAGTTTTCTTTTAGGGATGATAAGTGCAGTTATAGTATTTGTTTTACAGGGCCCTTTCGGAGATGTTGTTTTAGGTGGTGCATCAAATATACTTGATGTAATCATAGGTGAATTGAATTTTACTTTGGATGGAATGAAATATTTGTTGTGTCAATCTTCTTCAGTATGTAGAGGTGGAGGAATATAATGAAAGGAAATTTATGCAAGAACACAAAACTTACTTAGGCAATCCTTTACTCAAATCCGCATATGTCCCTCAAGATTTTTCTGAGGAACAGGTTGGAGAGTATATAAGATGTCAACAAGATCCTCTTTATTTTGTCCATAATCATGTAAAAATTGTTTCTGTTGATGAAGGTCTAATTGAATTTGATGTTCGTGATTATCAAGAAGACATGATAAACAGATTTCACAATGAACGTTTTGTGATCTGTAAAATGGCTCGCCAATCTGGTAAGTCAACTACAATTCTTGCATACCTTCTCCACTACATTCTTTTCAATGAAAATGTTTCGGTTGCAGTCCTTGCGAACAAAAAAGCAACTGCAATGGAACTTCTTGGAAGATTGCAACTTGCATACGAACATATGCCGAAATGGTTGCAACAAGGAATCTTAATATGGAACAAGGGGAATATCGAACTGGAAAATGGCTCGAAGATTCTTGCTAGTTCGACTTCTGGATCTGCAATTCGAGGTGGAACTTTCAATATTATTTTCTTAGACGAATTTGCTTTTGTTCCATCTAATATTTCTGAAGAGTTTTTCAGTTCTGTATATCCTACTATTTCTTCTGGTAAAACCACCAAAGTATTCATTGTCTCTACTCCAAACGGCATGAATATGTTTTACAAGTTATGGACAGATGCAGAAGAAAAACAGAATGACTATTCTCCCATTTCAGTTCATTGGTCGCAAGTTCCAGACAGAGATGCAGAATGGAAAGAGAAAACGATACGGAATACCTCAGAACGACAATTTCAACAGGAATTTGAATGTTCGTTCTTGGGAAGTTCCAATACTCTTATCTCAACTGAAAAACTTATGTCGATGCCGTTTAAACAACCAATTTATCAACATGAAGGATTAGATATCTATCAAGAGCCAATAATGAACCACACTTACGTTATGGTATGTGATGTTGCAAGAGGTGTTGGTTTAGATTATTCTGCATTTTCGGTATTCGATGTTACAAAACAACCATATCGACAAGTTGGAAAGTATCGGAAAAATGACATATCACCGATGTTGTACCCTAATATTATCTTCACAACTGCACAGAAATACAACGAAGCGTTTGTTCTGGTAGAGGTAAACGACATAGGACAACAAGTAGCCGACATTCTTTATCATGATATGGAATACGAAAATATGATGATGGTCACGATGCATGGTAGAAACGGACAACAGATTGGAGGGGGATTTTCCAAGAACGTTTCGATGGGAATTCGTACAACAAAACAAGTCAAACGAATCGGATGTGCGACTCTGAAAGATTTGATTGAGAGAAACAATCTACTCATTGAAGATTTTGATACGATTAGTGAGTTGACAACCTTTATTGCAAAGAGCACTTCATGGGAAGCAGATGATGGATCTCATGATGATCTGGTAATGGGATGTGTCCTGTTTTCTTGGTTAGTGCAACAGAGGTACTTCAGAGAACTCACAGACCAAGATATACGAGAAAAAATGTTTGCGGAACAAATGAAGATGATTGAAGAAGAGTTGGTTCCTTTTGGAATTATTAATGATGGTAATGATCCAGATGAATTTCAAATTCCAGGCGATGATAATGTTTGGAAACCGGCCAGTGGTAAAAATCAGTATGAATATTTTTAGAGATATTCTTTATTCTTCTTAGATTCGGATTCAAAACCAAAATCGTCTTCTTCTTTGATTATTTCAGTATTCAATAACAAAAGTAACGCATCGATTTCTTTTTCTAATTCTGGTCGGAGATTGCGGAGTCGAAAGAGATATTTGACACTTTCTTTCTCAATCATTTCTTTACTCACACGAACTGAACCATAACTTTTTTTATTTTGACTTTTGGTTTGGAGTTCAAGATGTTCTGGATTGACACAACCATTGTTTTCACAAGTTTGATGAACTACCATATTTTCAGCAATATTTCCTTTGTGTAACAGATATGAAAATCGATGTGCGGGCATAGATTTTCCATCAATCGAAAACATACCATATCCCTGTTTTTGTCTGGCTGCATTCCAAACGTGACAGTCATTGGTTTTATTAACTTTTATATTAAACCGATTTATTGCTTTTTGTGGAAACTTCATGTTTATCGTACACTAAATATTATTCATCAATTACTGTTATTTATAAATATTCCATAAGAACAAATGTAATGTTCTAAAGAAACTCAATAAATTTTATATGGAGAACAAAGATGGCCTTTCAAGTAAGTCCAGGCGTTAATACCTCAGAAATTGATCTGACTAATGTAGTAGTCGGTGCAGGAACCTCCACTGGTGGGTTCGCCGGAAGATTCCGCTGGGGCCCAATCGAAGATATTCAACTGATTACGGACGAAGATAATCTGGTGGATACATTCCAAAAACCAGATGATAATAATTTTGAACATTTCTTCACTGCTGCAAACTTCCTTTCGTATTCAAATGCATTGAACGTTGTTCGTGCTGCAAATACTACAGTCGCAAATGCGGCTGCACCAAAGAATGCTTGTGCAAATACTGGAACATATGTTAATGTTCAGATTACAACATCCGAAAGTTATTACAACACTTATGATGATGAACAAGGTGGAACAGCATATGCTGTTGCAGCAAACGGGCCGTTCGTTGCAAAGTGGGCAGGAGATTTAGGAAACACGTTCAAATACTCCATGTGTCCAGCAGATAGACCTTCTGCAACATTAACAGGATCAGTTGCATGGACACAAGCAACTGGTGTTATTGCAGGAACAGGAACTTTATTTGGTATAGAACTTAGAGTCGGAGATGCTATTTCAATTGCAGGAGAAACAGGGTTGCACATTGTGAGCGTAGTTACTTCTAATGTTGCGGTGACTTGTACTTCAACAAGTTCATCCGATTCTGCTGATGTAAGTTCAGGAGCTGCAGCCGTACTCCAAAAGAGATCTGCTTTTCACACTATTGCTTCAAATCTGAAGGGAACTGTTGCGGTAACTGCTGATAGTACTACTGTAACTGGAACAGGAACATTATTTTCTTCACAATTTATAGTTGGAGATAAAATTACTATTAATGGTGAAACCAAAAAAGTAAAAACTATCACATCTGCAACTGTAATAGTAACTGATACTAAGTTCCTTACTGCTGCATCTGCTCAAACTTATACAAGAGATTGGGAATTTGCGGGAGCTTTCCCAGAGGGCCCACCCACAACTTCAACACATGCAGCTGATAAACTCATGGCATTAGATGAAATTCATGTTGCAGTTGTTGATGAAGATGGGGATTGGACAGGAACAATTGGTGAAGTTGTAGAAGCACATGCAAATCTTTCAGTTGCAAAAGGTGCAAGAGATAATCAAGGTGAAGATATTTACTACAAAAATTGGATCAATGCAAAATCCAAATTTATGTGGTGGTTACAGCGTCCAATTATTGATTCTGAAGTTACAAGTGGAGATTATACTACTCCTGCTGCTACTGGATCTAAGACGCTTCGTGCATGGGGTGCAACCGCTGATGCAAGTGGAACACAACAAGCAGATGAATTTTATATGCCTGGAAAACCTCAAACTTTAAGTTTTACAAGTGGAACAGCCGGTACTGCACCAAGTGATGCAGATGTTATTCGTGCATATGACTTGATGAAATCAGCAGAAGATGCTGATGTTTCTCTTCTGATGACAGGTTCACATGGTTCAACAGTTGCCCGTCATTGTATTGGACAAATTGCAGAATCACGTAAAGATTGTATTGCATTCTTTTCACCAGAAAAATCAGATGTTGTAGGAACCGCAAGTTCTTCAGCTTCGACTACTGCCGTAACTGGATATCGTGATACTGTTAATCAGAACTCTTCTTACGCAGTTATGGACTCTGGTTGGAAACAAATGTTCGATAAACATAACGACAAAATGCGTTATGTTCCTCTGAACGGAGATATTGCCGGACTTTGTGCTCAGACTGATGCAGTGCGAGATCCTTTCTTTTCTCCTGGCGGATTTAATAGAGGTCAGATTAAAGGTGTTGTAAAACTTCCTTTCAATCCAAAGAAAGCGGAACGTGATAAGTTATATCAATCACAGGTTAATCCAGTTGTTTCATTCCCAGGCGAAGGTACAATCCTCTTTGGTGACAAAACACAGTTGGTGAAACCATCTGCATTTGATAGAATCAATGTACGAAGGTTGTTCATCCTTCTGGAAAAAGCGATTGCAAATGCAGCTCGATTCCAGTTATTTGAATTCAACGATGAGTTCACACGTTCACAATTCGTTTCGATGGTTGAACCTTTCTTGCGTGATATTCAAGGAAGAGGTGGAATTCAAGATTTTGCAGTTGTTTGTGACGCTTCAAATAATACACCACAAGTTGTAGATTCTAATTCGTTTAGAGGAGACATTTTTGTCAAACCTTCACGTGCTATCAACTTTATCCAACTCAACTTTGTTGCAGTTAGAAGTGGTGTGGAATTTTCTGAAATCGTT